ACAACACATACTTCAATGGCAGTGCAATCATCAGAAAACGCAGCACTCCAACAAGGAACTTTTGTCGTCACCGACAACCAAGTTACAAAAGGTACATACGGTGGATATGTGACCTTGTCCGAACAATCAATCGACTGGAGTACGCCAGAGATCATCAGTTTGGTACTTGATGACATGGGTCGCATTTATGCCAACGCGACAGACAATGTCGCAGCAGACAACTTGAAGACAGGTGCAACAGTCACCTCAAACTTCACAGCTGCAAGCGGCACAGATCCTTCCTACTGGTCTTCGTGGATCTCGGGCGCAGCCACAACAATCCTTTCGGGATCCAATGGCAACTTGCCGACTCACCTCTTCGTAAGCCCTGATTACTGGGGCGTTTTGATGGGCTTGAGCGACACAGCTGATCGTCCATTGTTCCCACAAATTGGGCCGATGAACGCATTCGGCAACCTTGCACCGGGACAAGTGAACGGAGTTGCCTTCGATCTTCAAGTAGTCGTAGATCGCAACTTTGCAGACAACACAATCATCGTTGGCGATGCTTCGGGCTATGAGATCTTCGAGCAGCAGAAGGGCGCGATCTCGATCGATGTACCTTCAACACTGTCACGCACGATCGCCTTCCGCGGCTATCTTGCGACATTGATGATTGACGCAAGCAAGTTCGTCAAAGCAACAATGGTCTAAACCGAGAAAGCAGGCCTCGATTATGGCCTCTTACACGGTCACACATAAACAGCTCACCGACAACTACGCGGTCTTACAACTTCTTACAGAAGCAGAGATTGAAGTTGGTGCAAGCGTTGTTATCACTGGAGTCGATGCGACTTTTAACGGAACCTTCACCGTCTACGCTTTACCGCAATATGCGTTTATGGGCGTGGACGATGAAGGGGATCTTCTCTTTGATCCGCTTGTTACCATTCCGAATCAGGTGCTTTACGCAAAGACCGCTTCTGATGTCGCGCGCACTGCCGCTTCTGGCACGCTAACAATTACCCAGACTTGCACTTGGGTCACTTCAGCGATGCTCGAGGACTGGCTCGGTATTGGTACAGCGACCGCAGCTGACGCCGCTTTCCTCACTATCTGCGCTTCGGCATGCTCACAGTTCGCGTGGCGACGCAGAATGGAGTCCGGATATGTCGATAGTTTGACAGTCGTTCCTTCACAAGATGTCCTACTTGGGACGCAGATGTACGGTGGCGCGCTGTACCGCCAACGCGGATCAGTAGATCAATTTGCTTCATTCCAAAATATGGGAGTAACTCCAGTCTCGGGTCTGAACGGAATGATCCGACAGCTCCTCGGGATTGACCGTCCGCAGGTCGCCTAATGGCTGTACCTAATTACACAGATCTCTTCAACGAAGGCTTTGATGATCTAGTCGCAAAGCTCTCCACAGTGCAGGGTCTCCAAGTAAACAACGATCCGCGCAACATCTCGCCACCTTCCGTCTTTGTAAACATTGATTCAATAGACGGCTACAACTACAATGTCGCAAAACTCAACTTCACACTTCAGATCATCACGCTCGGCCCGGGCAACCTAGACGCCCAAAAGAGCCTTCTTAACATCCTCGCCCAGATCTACGCACTCAATATCGGCGTCGTATCTGGACGCCCCACAAACCTAGACATTGGCGGCTCAACGCTTCCCGCCTATGAGCTCTCGGTAACGACGGTAGTTCAGACCGCCTAATCCACACTCTCGGCTTCATTATGTGTCAAACTAAATCCAACACTTCCAAGGAGTAACTCACATGGCAACTTCCACAATCCTCTCACAACCGCAAGTCAAATTTGGATCGGTCGATCTTTCGGGTTGGTGCACAAGCGCAGTTTTGACTAGAACTGTCAGTGCCCTATCCGACACGGTTTTCGGAAATACAGCAAACACTTTTACGGCGGGTCTTGAGGATAACGAATTGACCGTCACACTTTTTCTTAGTTACGAAGCAAGTGCCACTTACGCCACACTTGCACCGCTTGTCGGCACTAAGTTTGTTGTCACGGTAAAACCTACGACCGCAGCGGACTCGGCTACGAATCCCGCCTTTATTTTGACAAATACTTATCTCGAGTCTTTACCTGTAATTTCGGCATCGCTTGGAGAGCTCCAGTCCGTCGATATTACAACGATGGGCGGTGTCTACAGTGTGGATGTCACTCCGTAAATAACGGCCTTCCTTGGCCCGACGAAAGGAAACAAAGTGAAGATTAAATTAAGAGTATTTAGGAACGGCAAAGAAGAGTTCCTTTACACAAATCTATTCTCATGGACTGAATGGGAACGATTGATGAATCGGCGCCTCGGTGATGGCGTGCAACCGGGCGTCTCCGATTGGTGTTGTTGGGCGTGGACTTTGCTTTGCCTCAAAGGTGAGAAACTTCCTGACACTTGGCAAAAGTGGGTCGCCGAGAATCCAGACATGGAGATTATTCCTGTAGTAGATGAGACAAACCCAAACCCTACGGACGCGGCTACCGACGGCAACTAGCCGAGCTGGTAGTCGCGACGGGATGGGCTCCGCAGTTTTACTCTGACACCTTTGATGCTCGAGATCTCACTACGATTATCAAAGTCTTAGAGAAACATAACAAGAGAAGGTCGTAATGGCGGAAGGACTGAATACCAAGGTAGAGATCTACGGCCTTAAAGACGCCATTAAGAAACTCAACTCGGTTGAGCCGGGACTCCGTAACCAGATCGCAAAAGACTTTCGTAATGTCGCCAAACCTGTCATCAATGACGCGCTAACTCTTATCCCTAACTCCATTCCGTTGTCTGGCATGGGACGAAAATGGACTACGCCTTCAGGCTTCAAGATCCTTCCTTGGGAAGCAGGAAGAAAGCAAAAGATCTCCGCCAAAATCAACACCAAAAAGGTCTCTGAATTTCGTGGACAGATTCGCAATGTCGGCGTTTTCAACATCATCTACTCGGGATCTACTGGAACACTCTTTGACATGGCTGCAAACGGCAGACTTGGCAGTGCACTCTCGGCGCGCTACGGCATGCGATCAAGAGTAATGTGGAAAGCAATGGAGAAGAACCAAGGCACAGTCGAGTCAGAGATGCGGCGAATCGTGGAGACTGTCATGGACAAAGTTGATCGGAATGTGGTCGAGTAATGGCATCAGTAAACATTCCAATTATTTCCGAATTTGATGCCAAGGGCACACAAAAGGCAATCAAAGAGTTCCAGTCGCTTGAAGGCGCGTCCAAGAAGGCTCAATTTGCTATCAAGAAAGCCGCGCTTCCAGCCGCCGCCGCAGTCGCAGGATTAGGAGTCGCTCTTGTAGGTGCTACCAAGGCGGCAATGGAAGACCAAGCCGAACAGGTACAGCTCGCTCTCGCTCTCACGAATGTCACTGGGGCTAGTGAGGCACAGATCAAAGCCGAAGAGGACATGATAACCAAGATGAGTTTGGCGTCTGGCGTGGCGGACGGTGAACTTCGTCCGGCTTTGGCAGCCTTGACTCGAGGAACAAAAGACATCGAGGAAGCGAACCGCGCTCTAGCACTTGCACAAGACATTTCTGCAGGATCAGGTAAAGACCTTGCGACCGTCTCCGATGCTCTTGCCAAGGCTTACGGCGGAAACATGAAAGGCCTACAAGCCTTATCGCCAGAGATCAAAGCAATGGTCAAAGATGGCGCGTCACTAGATGAGATTATGAATGTCCTCGGCGGATCGTTCGGTGGTGCATCCGCAGCCGCCGCCGCCACTGCTGAAGGTGGAATGAAGCGTCTTGGGATCGCGTTGGCAGAGACTAAAGAGTCAATCGGTGCTGCACTGATCCCAGTAGTCGAGGCACTCCTTCCGTACCTGATCGCCTTTGGTGCATGGGCTCAAGAACATACAAAGACTTTCCTAATCGTTGCAGGCGCAATCGGTGGAATTGCACTAACGATCTTGGCTCTCAATGCAGCTATGAAAGTTTATGCAGCCGCACAGATGATCGTAAACGGCGTAGTCGCAGTGTTTAACGCGCTGCTACTGGCGAACCCTGTAACGCTTGTGATCTTGGCAATCGTCGCATTCATCGCCATTCTTGCCGCGCTCTACTTCAAGTTTGAGACCGTCCGAAAGATCGTAGACACAGTATTTGACGCGATGCTCGCAGGCGGCAAAGCAGTCTTTGACGGACTCACTACCTACTTCAGCGCAATCTTCAACATCTACAAATCACTCTTTAACGGCATTGCAAAACTTTGGAACAACACCGTAGGCAAACTCTCTTTTGAGATTCCTTCGTGGGTGCCATTGATCGGTGGCAAAGGTTTCTCCGTACCAGACATTCCTTATCTGGCAGACGGTGGAATCGTGACAGGGCCCACGCTTGCAATGATCGGTGAGCGTGGCCCTGAAGCGGTCATTCCTTTATCGGGACGCAATTCTGGGATGGGCGGAAACTACACGATCAACATCACTGGCGGTCTTGGCTCGAGCGCGGAGATCGGCACAGCTGTCGTGAACGCG